GTAATTTGCTTTTAAACAACACGGTTTAAAAGTTCAAATTCGACATTTACATTTACATTCAACAATTACAACAACATGTCTACATCTACACTTATCAATGACGCTCAGAGCGCGCTCTGCGTTGACCCGTCAGTCAAAGATCTTCTCAAAAGGAAGGTCTATGACGACACGGTCAAGACAATGCAGGGCTTAGACAAGCGGCCTAAATACCGCTTGAACCAAGCGCTCACCCCAGAACAGTGTAACGCTGTGAGAGGCGCTTACCCTGAGTTTCAAATAGAATTCGCGGGTACTCAACTCGCATCACACGCAGTTGCCGCCGGACTTCGCGGACTTGAGCTTGAATACTTGTATATGCAAGTTCCTTTCGGCTCAATCTGCTATGATATTGGCGGTAACTTCCCTGTGCATATGCTTAAAGGCAGATCATACGTGCACTGTTGTAACCCAGCACTTGATGCAAGGGATTTGGCAAGGAACGAGAATTATCGAATTACTATAGCCAACTACCTCTCGAGGTTTGAAAGCAAGTCTGGAGAAGATGCAGTTTGGGGAAGGCGGAAAAAGAAAATGCAAAAACCATTACCAGCCTTCCAAAAATCTTGTTTCGAAAGATATGCAGCTGATGTGGCAGAAGTTACATGCTCCCATACATTTCAGACATGCCCTGTTTCACCACCGGAAGGTCGCGAAGATATATATGCGACAAGTTTGCATCCCTTATATGATATCCCGGTTGATGAACTTGCCCCCGCCTTACTTAGGAAGGGCGTTAAGGTTCTGCATGCACCTCTCCACTTTTCTGAGGATCTGATACTTGGTGCTACTGAAGGCACTTTGACCGAAATCGATGGAGTTTTCCAGAGGTTCGGCGATGTTCTCACCTTTTCGTTTCTAGAGGAGTCATCTTTGGTGTACACACATAGTTTCCGTAATGTATGTGATTATATTACTAGGACTTTTTTTGTGGCAGACACTCGGCATGCTTACATGAAGGAATTCAGAGCGCGTCGTGTTGACACCGTTTTTTGTAGTTTCATTCGTATTGATACTTTCTGTCTGTACCGTAGTGTTTTTAAAACTGAGAGTTTCTCAGCTTTTTCGGATTCAATGGATGCAGCTTGGGAGTTCAAAAAGAAGAAGGCTATGTTGGAAGCGGCTAGACCCGTTTTCCGTGACACTGCGATGTTCAATATTTACTTCCCAAAGTCCAAAAACAAGGTTTGTCTCCCTATTTTTTCCGTCAAGTCTGTTTCACACTCACCTGTAGTCACAAAGCATATCCTTATTGACAAGGATTTTTATTGGACGGTTCTGAACCATATAATGACTTATCCTGACAATAGAACCGATTTCCGCACCGTCATGTCCTTTATTGAGAGTGTAAGGTCCAGAGTTGTTATCAATGGTACGACAACTGCTTCCCAATGGGATGTCGACAAGTCACACCTTAAAGACATTGCGTTAAGTATCATGTTGATTGCTAAGTTGGAAAAACTTAAAGTGAGCATCATCGAGAAGAGGATCAAAGTCGAAAGACAGGGACTCGTTGCACTACTGAAAGAATTCATGCAGGGTATCCTAGACGAGTACACCGTATCTTTGGCCGAATGGGTTGTTAACAAAGGATGGGTGAAATCAGTGGATCAAGTCCTAGAAGTGAGTATCCCAGAATTTGTGAAGACCTTCAGAGACCATTTTTCATGTGAGCTCGGAGGGATTGCTTCGTATCGTGAAGTATCAGTGGAGGAACACTTGATGACTGCTAACCGATACTATCAGAAGGTCAGTGATCTGGTAGAGAAAAACCCAACTATTGCTTTCGACATCGAGAAGTTTCAGACGTATTGTGAAAACTTAGGTGTTGACGTTAATACGGCAACAGAGTTTGTTGATGCCATCACAAGCGGTACAGCCGGGATCACTTTGTCGCAACAGCCAGATGTTGAAAGGCGAACCGCCGAAACCTTGGCTTCTGGATCATCTTATGTTGACGAAGGGGACGATGGTATGAATGAACTCATCTGTCTATCTGACCGCGCCCCTGTCAATCGTTCGACGGTTTTAAAAGAAATGTCCAATAACATTGTCATTTTCGAAGGGACCTTACCAAAGCGTTCGACTTTTGTCGCTGCGCCCGAAGACCCCGAGGAAATAATTGCTGTGGACGAGTTGCATGGTAGGCTTGTTGGTGATTTCCTTTCATTGCAAAAACCAATAAATATAGTCTACACAGGTGATGTACAGATCTGTCAGATGAAGAATTATTTAGATTACCTCTCCGCATCACTGGTCGCTTGTGTTTCAAATCTGAAAAAATATCTACAGGATCAGTGGATTCAAAGGGGTGAGAAGTTCCAGAAGATAGGGATCTGGGATAATCAGGACAGGAAGTGGATCGTGATCCCGCCGAAGAAAAAGCACGCTTGGGGTTTGGCGCTCGAAGTCAATGGTGATCAACGTACTGTGATCATCTCTTACGATGAACACGATAACCCCATTTTAGAAAAGAAGTACGTGCGGCTTGCAGTCTCCACAGATACATATCTGTTTTCTGTTGTGTCCATGTTAGGGTTTTTACGCACCCAGGATCAAGTTAAACCTACAGCACGCATCACATTAGTTGATGGCGTTACTGGTTGCGGGAAGACCGGTGAGATTCTTTCACGTTTTAATCCGAAGGAAGATCTTATTTTGGTGCAGGGGAGAGAAGCTTCGGAAATGATCAGACGGCGTGCGAATTCCAAAGCACCGACAAGTGGCACAAGGGACAATATTCGTACGTTCGATTCGTTCATCATGAACAGGAAGCCCGGAACGTTCAAGACGTTATGGATCGATGAAGGGTTGATGGTACATCCTGGGTTAATTAACTTTTGTCTGAATCTTTCTGGGTGTCAGCAAGCATTTGTATACGGTGATCGTAAACAAATTCCATTTATTAACCGTGTTATGAATTTTGCTGTTCCTGAGAATTTGGCGAAATTGTGTCACGATGAGATCGAGTATCGTGATGTGACCAAAAGATGCCCAGTGGATGTTACCCATTTTCTCAATGGTGTGTACGAGAGACCAATCGTCACGACCTCAAATGTACAACACTCACTCTCAACAAAATCAATTGAAGGAAGGAGTCGGTTTGTATTGCTTAAGGACGAAATCTCTCAAGGGAAGGTTGTTACCTTCACACAAGATGAGAAGGATTACCTCATTAAGATCGGTTACAATGCTGTCAATACAGTGCATGAGGTTCAAGGTGAAACATATAGAGACGTCAGCTTAGTGCGGATGACTGCTACTCCGGTGAGTATAATTGCCAAGGGTTCACCTCATCTCACAGTTGCATTATCAGGACACACCAACAGCCTGTGTTATTATACCGTGTTGGCGGACGTGGTTTCGACTGAGATTGAGAAATGTCAGAATATGCCATCTTTCTTACTGGATATGTACACAGCTGATCGTCTTACCAAATAGCAATTACAGATCCGACCGTTCATACGTTTTGAGGTGCCATTCATTGAAACAAAGAAGGTTGGTCATGTCAGTGACTTGCAGTACTTTTATGATAGTTGTCTACCAGGTAATTCTCTTGTTCTTGGGGAACACGATCAGTGGTCGATTGTGTCTAGAGATATTTCATTGCATTCTGAACCAGTAGTGCTTGATATGTCGAAAAGATACATCCACCGATCGCAAGAGGATAGGTTCTTGCGCCCCGTACTCCGAACCGCTGTGGAGTTACCGAGGAAGCCTGGTTTAATTGAAAATCTGCTTGCGCTGATCAAACGTAATTTTAATGCACCGGCTCTCTCTGGACAGATTGATTATGAATATCTTTCGAAGAGAGTTGCGGATACCTTCTTTGAAAAGTTATTACCTCCAGACGTCGAAGCGGTCGCGAATCTCCGACTTGACCCAGACGATGTTTTTTCAATTGACAATTTCGTGGGTTGGTTAGAGAAACAAGATACAAAAGTAGTGGGGGAGCTTGCTAATTGGGACCACATTGGAATGCCTGCTGTTGATCAATACAGACACATGATTAAGCGGCAACCAAAAGCTAAGCTGGACTCGTCCATTCAGTATGAGTATCCAGCCTCGCAGACTATTGTGTATCACAGTAAGCATGTTAATGCCGTTTTTGGGCCGATTTTTTCAAGACTTACCGAAAAACTGCTGTCTGTGATTGATCCACTCAAGTTCAGATATTTCACAAGGACTACTCCGGAAGAATTACAAGACTTTTTCAAAGATTTAGTTTCCGGTGATCTTGAAATTCTTGAGTTGGATATAAGTAAGTACGACAAGAGTCAAAACCAATTCCATTTTGAGGTTGAAATGAGAATCTGGGAAAGACTTGGAATTGACTGTTATATAGCCAAATTGTGGGAGAATGGGCATAGGAGGACATTCCTCAAAGACTACACAGCCGGGATTAAAACGGTGATTGAATACCAAAAGAAGAGCGGTGACGTTACTACCTTTATCGGTAACACAATCGTAATTGCAGCTTGTTTGTGTAGTATTCTCCCTCTCGAAAAGTGCTATAAGGCTGCGTTCTGTGGTGATGATTCTATAATCTATTTACCGCGGAACATTCTGTATCCGGATATTCAGCAAACTGCTAGCCATTTATGGAATTTTGAAGCCAAACTTTTCCGGAAACTTCATGGTTACTTTTGTGGAAGGTTTATACTCAGGTCCAACGGGCACATTCGAATGATTCCGGACCCTCTGAAGATTGTCACAAAACTTGGTTGCAAGAGCATCAGGGATCGTGCACATCTGGAGGAGTTCAGAATTTCTCTTTTCGATATGGCATCTGAGTACAAGAATATGTTTATGTTTGATTTGCTTGAGGCCGCCGTTAAGGAATCTTATCCAAGTGCGGAAGGCTGCTCGATTGCTTTTTGTGCAATTTATAAATATTTGAGTAATAAGGTATTGTTTGGTACTTTGTTTGAAGATGTCTGAAGTGTCTAAAGTTGAAAGTTTGCTCGCCCCTTCGAAGTTTGTTAAGATTTCGATGAGCGACAAATTTAAATGGAAGACGCCTAGTCGTATTTGTACAATAGTCCAGAGTGATACGATTAGTATGACTGGTAACGGTCGTCAGTTGTTCTCTTTCGATGTTTTGAAAGATTCCCTTAAGTTCGCAGAGGAATTCATTTATATGGATCTTTTAGGGATCACCTTAACGGGACAATGGTTGTTACCCAAGGGTACACCAGGTGCAGCTGAGGTGATTCTTTTGGATTCGCGGCTTAAAGGAAGAGCGTCTGTTTTAAGTGTTTTTAAATGCGTTGCTGCGGATCAGGAGTTTCAGTTTCTACTCAAACCAGGTTATTCAATAGCTTGTGAGGATGCTAAGAAGTCTCCTTTCGAATTGGTTTGTAATGTGACTGATCTTCCTGTTAAGCAGGGTTTTGTACCTTTAAGTGTCGAGATTGCGTGTTTAGTACAATTTTCTAATTGTGTGTTAACTAGGTCTCTTACAAGGAAGCTAGGTAGTAAACCCAATGAAAAACAGTTCGCTGTTGAAGAAGTCGATGAGCTTATGGGTTCAATGACCACTTTAAAGCAAATCGAAGGCTTGCGTCGAACTAAAAAAGATGTAGTAGACTCGGCGGTCGTACAATCTTACAAGGTCGGCAAGGATATTCGGCCTCTTCCCTCTGAAAAAGTCGGAAGAGCGAATTCTGGGTTTGGCCCTAAAAAGACCAAAAAGAAGGAAATTAAAGTAGATTTAAATAAGGTTAGATCGGGGTTGAGTGATATGGAATTTTCGGATGAAGCATCAGTGAATAATGATGCTGATTCTGTAATTGACCATGGCTTATCATACTCCGAGACCTAATCAGTTAGTTTATTTTACCAATGCTTTTGCCGAGTATTTTGGTTTTGTTAATAGTTTGCAAAAAGCGCGTGTGAACTCGTTCCAGACGCAGGCTGGGCGAGATCAATTACGTGAGGTTTTAGTTAATAGTCAGGTGTCCGTGGCCTCTCCGACCGTGCGATTTCCTGAAAATAGTTTTTATGTGTCTTTTGTCGATGCTTCTGTCTCGACGGTGTATAATGCATTGCTGCAGTCAACTGATACTCGTAATAGAGTTATCGAGGTGGAAAATTCGTCGAGTGTCTCTACGACGGAGCAGATTAATGCAGTGCGCCGGACGGATGATGCGTCGACCGCTATACATAATAATTTAGATCAGTTGCTCAATTTGCTTGCCGCTGGTACTGGTGTACTAGACAGACAGTCATTTGAGTCAACTTCTGGTCTTACGTGGACGGCACAAGGTGCCTTGCGTGCGACCACTTAGGTTCCGTCTTTGACGGTAGGGGCCTGCCGAAACAGGTAGTGTTTAAGCGTCCACTTAAATCGAACGCTAGAATTCAAACGCAGTCACTCTTTGTGCCGTAAAGCGTTTGACCGCGAAGTCGCGGGTTCGTGAATACACCACGAATAGTGGGGAGCATTACCCCCCCGAATCCCAGGGATATGGGACCT